TACATTAGGAGGGCAGCTCAGTATTCGCTGGGCAGAAACAGTAGTTAATAATTATCTTAATCAAGTCATGGAGACAAAAGAGGTAGATTATGTTCTTGCATCGGATACTGACTCCCTCTACATTACTTTAGAAAAATTAGTAGATAAAGTATTTCCGGAAAATCCAGATACACCTAAGGTAATAAATTTTCTAGATAAAGTATGCGAGGAAAAACTCCAAGAAGTAATCGATAAAGGATATTTAGATTTATCAAATTATATGAATGCCTATGATCAGAAGATGTTTATGAAAAGAGAGTGCATTGCAGATAAAGGTATTTGGACAGGAAAGAAACATTATATTCTTAACGTTCATGATAATGAAGGCGTTAGATATACAAACCCTCGAATTAAGGTTATGGGTATTGAATCTGTTAAATCATCAACTCCAACATCTTGTAGAGATAAATTAAAAAAGTCTTTCGATATTATTATTAATCGTGATGAAAAAGCTATGCAAGAGTTTATTGCAAATTTTAGAGAACAGTTTGAAAAAGAACCTATTGAAAATATTGCGTTCCCTAGATCTGTTAAAGGGATTGAAAAATATAATGGTGGTACAACTTTGTATGCTAAAGGAACACCCGTACATGTAAAAGCAACACGCTTGTATAATCATTATCTGAAACAAAATGAATTACAAAATAAGTATCCTCTTATTCAAGAGGGGGAAAAGATTAAATTTGTTTATTTGAAACAACCTAATCCAATTAGAGATAGTGTCATAGCAATGATGGAAGGATTGCCTGAAGAATTAGGTTTGCAAGAATATATTGATTATGATAAACAATTTGAAAAATCTTTCAGGGGACCTTTGAATGAAATATTAAAAGTCATTGGATGGTCTCCTGAAAAGAAGAGTTCTCTAGAAGCATTTTTGATCTAGGGAATTTGATAAATATGTAATGAAGGTAGTTCGGAATAAGCTTAGCTACCGAAATTATGTATAATTAGTGGTGAGAGGTTTAATATAAAAAAAGGAGTTATATATGTTAGATAAAGCACTCGGTTGGATGAGAAGTTTGACTGAACTTGGTTTAGCAGTTATTGCTCTTGGCGTAGTTCTTCAGATTATTTTTGGTGCAGCTTTACCGTTTATCGGAATTGATATCGTGGGTTCTGTTGTAGCACTTGTAAAACAATTAGGACAAGAAGGTTTTGTCGGATTAATTGCTATATGGGTACTCTGGGGAATTTATTCCAAGTCATAACTAGTTATGTAAAAGGGGGAACTCCGGTTGCCCCTTTTTCTTGATAATATATATGATGATTAATTGAAAAGGTTTTATGAGTGATTATTTTGGTGAAATGTTGAAAGTGGCTGATAACACTTATGGTTCTAAAGTGAGCGATGGTGTTGAAGCAGGGGATGTTGAAAGTTTTATTGATACCGGTTCGTATATTTTAAACGCTCAGTTATCAGGAAGCATTTATGGAGGGTTACCCTCAAATAAAATTACAGCATTTGCTGGCGAAAGTTCAACAGGTAAAACTTTTTTCGTTTTGGGCTGCGTCAGACAGTTTCTCGCAGATAATCCTACTGGTGGGGTTATATATTTTGAAAGTGAATCTGCCCTAACTAAAGATATGATTGAAATGCGTGGAATAGATTCTAAGCGCATGGTCATCCTTCCCGTTGCAACAGTTCAGGAATTCAGAACACAAGCAACTAAAATTTTAGAAAAACATTTAGAAGAACCCGAAAAAGATCGGCCGCCAATGATGATGTGTCTCGATTCATTAGGCAATCTGTCTACTACTAAAGAGATGGAAGATATTGGTGAAGGCAAAGATACAAGAGATATGACCAGAGCTCAAATGGTTAAAGGAACATTCCGAGTTCTTACCTTGTTAGGAGGTAAAGCAAAAGTTCCTCTTGTGGTTACTAACCATACATATGATCAAATAGGAACAATGTTCCCTCAGAAAATTATGGGAGGGGGCACCGGGTTACATTATGCCGCTTCTTCTATTGTTTTTCTTTCCAAGAAAAAAGAAAAAGATGGAACAGAAGTTATTGGTCAAATAATCCATTGTAGAACTTATAAATCAAGACTCACAAAAGAACATAAAATGGTGGATGTTCTTCTTACATATAAAGAAGGATTGAATAGATATTATGGATTAGCAGAATTGGCTGAAAAATATGGTATATTTAAAAAAGTTTCTACCAGATTAGAAATGCCCGATGGAGAAAAGGTATTTCTAAAAACAGTTTTAAAAAATCCTACAAAATATTTTACAAAAGATATTCTTGATCAAATAGATGCAGTTGCAGGGAAAGAATTTTTATATGGCGAAATGGGAATATCTGATGATCCGGATTTAGAGAATGATAGTAAAGAAAGTTAAAGTAGTAGAATTAACGATGGAAGACGGATCAAAAATGATATGTCGCGGGGGTGAAGAAGCGGTACTTAGAGCTTGGAGTATTTACCCAATAGTTTCTGCTAGATGGACCGGAGAAGAAGAAACAATGCAATGGATTTCAGAAGAAGAGTTAAAAGATGAATGAATTAAACCAAGAAGATTATGATAGGATTGATGGATATTATGCCTTAGTTCCTCATCCTGAACATCCCGATGATGTTTCTCAAATGTGTGTTGAATTAAAAACTGGCCCTTTTAATGGAACTGTTATAAAATATGGTAAGTTTCAAGTCGCTCCTCCGGATGAAAAGGGAGAAAGTAATGCGAAATATGAATATGATGTTATTCTTGTTCCACCAGAATTACAGGATGTAGAACATTCCGATGAAGAAGGTGTGGAGTTTGAATATATGATTGGAGAAATTTTAGTTAAATTATTATGGGACAGATATAAAGAAGAGAGTGAAAAGGAAGGAGTAAAAACTAATGACACCGCGGATAGAACGCCTGATACTATCACATTTAATACACAATGAAAATTTTTCGCGTAAAGTTGTTCCTTACGTAAAATCTGAATATTTTGAAGACCCTCCTGAAAAGTTAGTTTTCAAATTAGTTCAAGAATATATTTTAAAACATAATGATCTGCCAACCAAACAAAGTTTATTAATAGATCTAGATCAATTAGACGGTATACATGAAACAGAATATACCAAATCTAGTGAAATAATTAATGCCTTAGATAAGCCTAATGATTCTAAAGATATCACTCCTTGGCTTTTAGAACAATCAGAAACATTTTGTCAAGATAAAGCAATATATAATGCTGTAGTGAATGCTATCGCAATTCTTGAAGGTAATGAGAAGACTCATTTATCTAAAGGAGCAATTCCCACTGTTTTATCAGATGCTCTAGCCGTTTCTTTTGATCCTCATGTCGGTCATGATTTTATTGAAGACGCGGAAGATAGATTTGAATTTTATCATAGAGTAGAAGAAAAACTTGAATTCGATCTTGAGATGTTTAATAAAATTACAAAAGGAGGATTACCTAAGAAGACTTTAAATATTTGTTTAGCGGGAACTGGAGTAGGTAAATCGTTATTCATGTGTCATCAAGCTGCAGCAGCTCTTTCTATTAATAAAAATGTATTGTATATTACATTAGAGATGGCTGAAGAAAGGATCGCTGAAAGAATAGATGCAAATCTTTTAGATGTTCCCATTAGTCAATTAGAAGAAATTCCTAGAGATATGTATAAAAAGAAAATAGAAAAACTCAAAGGAAAAACTAAAGGTAAAATAATTATTAAGGAATATCCTACAGCATCTGCTAGCGCAATGCATTTTAAAAATTTATTAGGTGAATTAAAGTTGAAACGTAATTTCGTTCCCGATATAATATTCATAGATTATTTAAACATATGTTCTAGCGCGAGAATTAAACAAGGTGCAGTGGTAAATTCTTATACTTATATTAAATCCATTGCCGAAGAATTAAGAGGACTAGCAGTAGAACATGATGTTCCGATTGTATCTGCAACTCAAACAACGAGAACAGGATTTACAAGTACCGACATTGGGTTAGAAGATACTTCCGAAAGTTTTGGTTTACCAGCAACAGCTGATTTTATGTTTGCGCTTATAACTTCCGAAGAAATGGAAGAATTAAATCAAATGCTTGTTAAGCAATTAAAAAACAGGTATAATGATCCTACATCTTATAGAAAATTTATTGTTGGAGTAGATAGAAGTAAAATGAGACTTTATGATGTCGATCAAAAAGCTCAAGAAGATATAGCGGATAGCGGACA